CGCTAACTTGTCATGAATGAAGTTAGTGTAAATTTCCGCTTAACCGAAAAAGTTAAAGAGACAGCAATGAACAGGTTTGGTAAAGTCCTTGTGGAAAAGGAGAATGCCATGGACCGGATTCATTCGCATCCGATAGCTGCTATTGAGAGGAAATTAGTTGAAAAACAAATTCATGAAGAATTAACAACGTTTGTGCCAGGTGAAGGCATGATCGTTGACATAGGGGGTTCGGTATGGAGAAACTCATCCAGAGGGAACGTGTGGACTACCGCACCAGTTCTCTCGCCTGCAGATGTGATTCGTAAGAAACGAGCGAGTAAGTGCAATAATGACAGGGCGTGTTCACACACAGCGCAGGAATGCCGGTGTGTTGAGCCTGCAGCTTACATGTCTATTCATTCCTTATACTACTTAACCAAAGACGACATTGTGGATCTCGTCTGGCGGAGTACTGAGGGTATGATGATGTGTGCTGTGCACTTTTTTCCAGATGCTTGCGGAGGCCTGCTTGAAGGGGAGGCCACGTATACCAATCGTGATGGTCTTGTCACTATGAGTGTAGAAGGACAGACGACACCATATTTCCATAGAAATTTGTCGTGGGTCCGTTGTGACAACTACTATTACGACGGCAATCGTGGTATTGCGTGGACAGCCGAGGTGTATAATGATAGCCGGGAGACTTGGATAGTTACGTTTTGTAAGTGTGGCAAGTTCGACCAGAATTATTGTACAGACCTCGGCAGACCATCCAATATAATCCTTCCATATGAAACTTACATAGAGACAACGCTAGGTGGCCGCGTGCTTTACACAACACGCAGTGGTGCTCAGGTAACTGTGCCCACACAGCTGCTAGCCAAAGCCAAGATGTTTATTTCAGGGAAGGAACGTAGCGACGTTACATACCAACACCTATATGCCTATGTTAGGAAGGAAATGAGAGAATTGGAGAATGGCACGATTGACCCTGCTGCCATTGATGTTATAGTGGCACAAAGTTTTTCAGAAGGCGTGCACCGAGAGATCGCTGTGCGAGACTTTGTATTAAAGAAAACTAGCTACTATGATATATTGAACGAACGTATAAAGTTCATTCCTGGTAAAAATTACTTTTTCTGGTCTTTGGCCGTAACAGCGTTAACAACAACTGTGGCAGTCAAGACCAGGTGTAAGGCTTTATTTAAGCCGACGTTGCTGGTATTAACGGGATTTTTAGGATCCCAAGTACTGAGTTGGAGAAGTTACATAGCAGACAAGGCTAGCAGGTTGTACCATGATTGGAGAGCCTCGCCAAGCGTGTCATGCTTTGTAGGGACCTTGCCAAGTACGACCAGTAATAGGGAGTTACAACCAGTAGCAGAGGGAGCAGGGGTAGACGATCGAAACGTTGAGATGAAGACCGCTGACAAAAGTGAGGCAATAGTACCGATTGGACCTTACATGTCGGGGTCACTCCCAACGTGTTTTAACAACAACTATCCGAACCAATTGACATCATTGAGGAATCGATGCACACAGAAGGTGCCACTACCTTCTGTTGGGTCTTTTTCGTCACTTAACATTATAGATTATTTGGATACCAGCGTAGAAATTACTGCTGTGTCTTTTGCAACATGGAATGCCAGGTTCCCAGGCAATCGTCGCAAACAACATTTGAAGGCCCAGAAGTCCTTAGAGATCACTCCAATTTCAACCAATGATTGTACCCGCGCAACATTTGTTAAAGTGGAGAAAGGTCTTAAGAGTGACTCAATAGGGTACACCGAGTCCGATCCTCGGTGTATTCAGGGCACTTCACATCGTGCGAACGTAATTCTGGGGCCATGGATGTTGGCATTCTCGAAGGAACTAAGTCGGCAATGGTCCATCGGGAATACCATAGTGTATGCGGGAGGCATGACAGCTAATGATGTTGGAAAATGGATGGAGCATGCCCAGAGAACCAGAGGTGTGTGGATAATTGTTATGGGGGATGATATGTTAGCCGTTCGAAATGATGGCAGTACCATCTCCTATATTGAGAATGATTTTTCACGCTTTGACACCACCATATCCAGGGAAGCTCTGAAGTTTGAATTCAGTATCTACGAGGCTTTCGGTGTGCCTGAGCAGGAGAGGTTTGTGTTGCAACAGCAGCTCAACACCATAGGTTATACTAACCTTGGAATTAAATACTTCTGTAAGGGTGGCCGGAAGTCAGGAGACCCAAATACATCTTGCGGCAATTCCCTTATCAACGGAATAGTGAGTCGTCACATTCTTGTTGATTTGGCTGCCACGTCAGAGGATCATATCACTAGCGCTTATGCCCGATTTGGTTTTAAGTCAAAAACCAAGGTTTTATACCGTTTGTGCGATGTTGAATTTTGCTCTAAGCTCTTTTGGACTGTAGGGGGCAAACTCATCCTGGGCCCGAAACCAGGGAGATGCCTGCCTAAGATGGGTAGCTCGGTGAAGAAACTTAACCTTGTTGAAATCAAATCCTTTATAAAAGGACAATTGGTGGACGGGTGGTTTGTTCCGGGGGTTTTAGAATATCTAAAATGCCTGTTAGCTATACATCATGTATCATTTGAAGACTTGGAGAAAAGCAAAGCCTACCATGAGTATATAAACCTTCACTCGGAACTAAAATATCAAACAGAACTGCCTCGTGAGAGTAAGTTTATGTTTGATGCACGGTACGGGGAAATCGGTGTAACAACAGATATGCTAATTAGGGAATTGAACGAGGCATTAGCTCACAGTGGACCAGGGGATGTTGTTTCAACCCCGAGTGTAGAGCTACTCCGTGAGTTCGACAATTAGTCGTCCTAGCGGGTCCTAAATAAGAATGTATGGAAACTATTGTGGTCCTTATTGGTCTGCCGGTAAATGGCAAACATCCGTTATCGATGACTCAGTCGAGCCCGTCGATGAATTGGATTCTCATTGTAGAGATCATGATGCTGTCTATGCTGTTGGTGGTGATCTGGAAACTGCGGATACTGACTTCGCACGTCGTACAGTTGGAAAGGGCTCTTTACCAACTGCGATGGGCTTATTGGTCGGGGCGCAGGGATTGTCTAGACGAGCCATCAAACGCATGAGTAAAGGCAGTAAGCTGCGGGGTTCAAATAAGATGCTGTATAAGAATCAGGATATTGAATCCAAAGATATCTTTACTAAAGCAAGCGATTTTGACTTTGAAGTAGTAGACATGCCGCCTAGACACAGAGGCAGCTCTAAATCGAAGCCGTCGGCCCCAACACCAGCAGTTTTGAAAGCACCGGTTATTGAGGTTCCCGTTAAAAGGAAACCTCTTCCGGTTAGCAATACTGCTAGTAAGGGTAGCCTTAACTTCGCACCCGTCGCAATGGGTGGTGTAGTGCGTAGCAACATGCGCCGAGTTATCCATGAGAAGTACCAGAGTGCCCGTATAGCTGGTTCCAGTTACGGGTCTCGGTGCAATATCCGGAATTCTAGCGTAGTGCGCCAGTATTACCTATGTAGTGTAATACCCATGAATCCAGCTCATTTTACTGACAGGTTCGCAGAAATATACTCTGGTATGTTCGAGAAATATAGATTCAAGAACTTAGAAATAGAATATTTTTCTGAGAGCCCTACGTCTGTAGCTGGAGGCATAGTGATTTGCTATGTGGAGGATGTTGCTGCCACGCTGCCCACTGAATTAAATGGGGGTGTACTACAACAAACTATGAGTCAAATGAATGCTACTTGGACCAACGTCTGGAATCATGTGCATGGAGTTAAGGTGCCCTTGCCGGATACTCGGTGGCGATTCACGAATACCACCGTCGGCAAGAGCCTTAACGACATGTACGCAGGGTACATAGTTGCGTATATGGATGTGCCAGCAGGGACCACCGATTTTGGTGGTAACCTGGCTGTCCATTACGATGTTGAATTTGAGTCTAGGACTCTCGTTCAGCCAACAAATGTGCCTCGTTCACCAGGCGCACGAGCAGTTTTGAATATTGGGTCCGGAACTGCCGGAGCCGTAATTGTTTGCAGCCTCAATACACTAGCAGGAACAGTCCATGTTGGTGGGGTGGGCATGGCGTATGTGGACACGCTGGACAGTACACTTGGAACTGGTCCCGCCTCGTTCGATGCGTTATTGTCTACCCAGGGGGCTAAGGGCAACATACAGCTCACCTCTGGGTCCCCAATTTTCTTTGCCTTGCATGATGTCACTGGGACCGTTGCAAATTTGTATCCAGACTATGAGTCTGCTGTTACGGATTCCAACGAGATCATATACCAAACAACCACCACAACTGACACGTTTTTGTCTGTTATGGGTTATTGGATCATATCTAATCCTGCCATCGAAGCTTAATTAGGACGGCGGCTCCAGCCAATGGAGATGGGCAACATGGCCAAATCCATGTTCATGGGTCTCTGCAGTTCCCATGTTAATATTCACGCGCTGCAGTACTAGGGGGGCTTAAATAATACCCAGTTTCGAC